AGTCCCTGCGCCGCAGGGAGCCTCTTGTCTACGGTCGCGACTGGGATTACAAGCCGGTCACGGTCCCGCCGTCTGAGGCCCAGTTCCTGGACGCCATGCAGATGAACGCCACCCAGATGGCCGCCATCCTCAACGTCCCGCCGGACCGTGTAGGCGGTTCACGCGGCGACAGCCTGACCTACAACACCGTCGAGCAGAGCACGCTCCAGATCATCGAGGCGCTGCGGCCCTGGCTGGTCAACATGGAGCAGTCGTTCAGCCAGCTTCTCCTGCCACGCAACAGGATGTCGAAGTTCTTCACCGACGCCCTGCTGAAGACCGACCTCGAAGCGCGCATGAACATGTACCAGATCATGCGCAACTTCGGACTGCGCACGGTCAACGAGATCCGCGACCTGGAAGACCTGCCCCGCTGCACACCGACATCGGCAACGAGGAGATGCCGCTGACCACCATGAATGCGATGGGCACCAGGGCCGGCGTCATCCCCAAGTCGTTCATGAAGTCCGTGATCCTGGAGATGGACGTTGCGACCGACCGCCTCATCAAGCTCGAAAAGTACATCATCCCCAGCCTGGTCAAGCAGGGCTACCCCGTACAGGGGACTGCGCCTGCTCCTGGCCTGGGCGGCGGTGGCGGCGCTGGTGGCGGTGGCAGTTTTGGAACCGCGCCTCCTGGGGGTGCTGGCGCTGCCGGCGGCGGGGCTGGCGCGACCGGCCCTCAGCCAGTCACGGTCAACGGCGTCACGGGCTTTCCGATCGGCAAGCCGAACATGCCGCTGCCTCTGTCCCAGGACCCTGCGTCGTTCCTGGCGTCGCTGATCTCCGTGCAGCGCAATGCGGACCTGCCATACGAGGTCCGGGTCGCGGCGCAGGAAGTTCTCGTGTCGATCGCAGAGCGCGAGGAGCGCATCGCCCGCGAGGAGCCCTGGGTCAACGACCCCGAGCCGATCACCCAGGACGCGCCAGAAGTTCACGGCTGGTCGCAGGCGCGCGACATCAACAACGGCCTTAGCGACAAGGGAAGGGACCACCTCTGATGGAGTGGCCAGAAGTCATCCAGTTCCAGCACATCCAGTCCACCCTCATCCTCGACGGGGTTCCCCTTGAGCGTGCCCAGAAGTACGTCTCGGAGATCCGTCAGCTCCAGGCCGGCGGCAAGTACCACATCGAGCGCGCCGGTTCGCCGGATCTCTACCTGTACGTGCGCGGTGACGGCTGGTTCTACGTCCGCAACGAGTGATCTGTTGTACGACTCCAGGGTCCACCGTACTCTGGACGTGAAGACGCTTACCTGTGAAGAGGTGTAACGCATGACCGAGGACCGAGCTACGCTGTCGGCCGCAGCCCGGAAGGCACTGCCGGACTCGGCGTTCGCGTACATCGATGAAAAGGGCGGGCGTCACTTTCCGATCCACGACAAGGCGCACGTTCAGGCGGCGCTGCGGCTCGGGCCGCGTTCCCCGATGTGGTCCAAGGCGAAGGGCAAGGTAATGGCCGCTGCTAAGAAGCATGGCGTCAGCAGCGAGGATTCGGATTCGGGTCGCTCGCTGGAGTCGCTGTTCCCCGAGGTGCGGTTCATTGCGGACCGCCCCGAGCTGCGCCGTGCTGCTGACGGCGACGGCAATGACACCGTGCGCCACATCACCGGCTACGCGTCGGTGTTCGGCAAGGTGTCGCGCAAGCTCGGCAACTTCCACGAGAAGGTCATGCCGACTGCGTTCGAGGGCGCTCTCCGCTCGATCGAGGCCCGCGCGCAGAACGTCAACATCGTCTGCCGGTACAACCACAAGGACGACATGGTGCTCGGCACCACCATGGCCGGCACGCTCAAGCTCGCGGTGGACGACCGGGGCCTGAAGTACGATGTGATCCCGCCGAACCACCGTGGCGATGTCATGGAGCTGGTCGAGCGCGGCGACGTTCGGTACTCCAGCTTCGCGTTCCGCGTCCCGGTTCCCGGCGAGGACGACACCTGGGGCGAGTCGGAGTACGGCCTGCCGATGCGGTCGCTCCACAACGTCGAGCTGGTGGACGTGGCACCGGTCCTGGACCCGGCCTACTTCGATACCGAGGCGCACGCCCGCAACATCACCGGGGCCATCGAGTCCCTGGCGGCGTTCGTCGGCGCGAGCGTCATGGAGGTCCGCTCGGTCATGGAGGCCGGCCAGACCTCGAAGTTCTTCAAGCGCACCGACCGCCCGAGCGTTCCGTCGCTCGCGCCGGCCGACGCCGAGCAGCGCGAGGAGGCCCGCGTCCTGGACGACGAGGCCATGTCGCTCCGCACCTACGAGCCCAAGGACGACCCCTCGTACAACGAGTGGACCCCCGACGACGAGCGCACCGCGCCCGACAACGAGGAAGTCCGCGCGGCCATGAAGAACCTGGCGCACGAGAAGCTGTGCAAGCAGTGGACGGACGGCTCTCCCTGCGTTCGCCCGGCGGGTCACCCCGCAGGCCCGGAGGACAAGGCCGATGGCGGCAAGCTGGGCGACGAGGACGGCCACGCGCCGCTCTGCTGGTCGCACAAGTCGGGCCTGCCCTGCCACATGCCGCTGGGGCACGAGGGCACGCACGAGCCGCTGAACGTCAAGACCCGCGACGCCGAAGAGGGCGAGCCCGAGGAGCTGCGCACTGACTCCCCGCGCGAGGCGCTGACCCGGCTGTTCGAGGCGAAGTCGAAGCTGACGAAGCTTCCCGAGGACTGAGTAGGGGGCTGTTGTGAGCGCACAGGTGCTCTACGACAGCCCCACTGAGGCGATCGTCGTCAATCCGGTCGAGTTCCTCAATGCGGCTGGCGTAGCGACAGACCCTAGCTCAATCACCTGCGTAGTCACCGACCCCACCGGGGCCATGACCACGTACACCTACGGCGTCTCCGGCAACCTGACGCGCACCTCCACCGGCAACTACACGCTCACCATCACGGGCGTCACCGTGCCGGGCCTGTACATGTACGTTTGGGTCGGCTCGGGCAACGGGGTCATGCAGGTCACGCCGGGCACCTTCCGGCTGATCCCGCTGAACGATGTCGGCTACGGCATGCAGTACTGGTACACGGGCCTCCAGGAGCTGAAGTCGCGCCTGGGCCTCCAGCCAGCCAGCAAGAACTACGACACGTTCGACTTCGAGATGCAGCTCGCCATCCACACGGTGTCGAACTGGATCAACCGGTACTGCGGTCGGCACTTCTACCAGCTCCAGGAGACCCGAACGTACATGCCAGACTCCATCTGGGAGCTGAGCATTGACGACCTCGCGCCGAGCAAGGCCAGCGCCACCGTGGTCAACCTGGACTACGACGGCGACGGCGTGTTCGAGACCGCCTGGGGCAACCCGGCCGCGCCTGTCGGCACCGGCACGTTCTACGCGCTCAAGCTGGGCGACCCCAGCAACGGCGAGGACAACTACAACCCGAACGCGGCGGGCGGCGTGGCGAGGCCGTACCGTCAGCTCCAGGCTATGATGGTGCCCGGCGCGGTGCAGACCAACGGCGCGTGGCTCCCGTTCGTGTGGCCGTATTCTCACCTGAACCGGGTTGAGGTTATCGGCACATGGGGCTGGGACTACGTGCCGCCCGAGGTGTCGCAAGCCTCCCTCATGCTCTGCCAGGACATCTACCTGTCCCGCGACGCCCCCTGGGGCATGACCGGGAATGCCGCGACGGGCATGCAGCGCGTACAGTCGAACCCATGGGTCGTGGAACTTCTTCGGCCCTATATCAACGGACGTAGGAAGTGGGGAGTCTGATGCCCGCAGAGTCGAGCCAGCCCGCAAACCAGGAAGCCGCAGCCGTTCCCGAGCCCGAGGGCGTGCCGGAGCCGGCCGATCTCGTGCCCGACCCGATCCAGGTGCCGCCTGGCCAGACGGTGCATTTCCCGACGCCGCAGCCGCGTCTCACGCAGGGCGGCCAGAAGGTGCTGAACGCGCTGAGGCCCGCGCGCTGAAAAAAGATTTAGGGGGAGCTGTTGCACGACGTAACAGCTCCCCCTATCTTTGAACTGAACGTACTGAGGCCGTCGCGTCGCGCCGGAGCCAGTGTTAATTCTCTTCACAGGAGGAAAGACAGTGGCATCCACCGTCGCAACCGAGCTGCACGAGCAGGTGCAGCGGACGTGGCACGAGATTGAGCAGATCACGCTCAACGCCAGCCGCGAGAATCGCAACTTCAACGAGGACGAGCAGCGCCGGGTGGACACCCTGCACTCCGCCCTCGACGGCCAGGACAAGCGCCTCCGCGACGTGCTCGACGCCGAGAAGCGGACCGCCGAGACCAACGCCGCGTTCGCCGCGCTGGAGACCCGCGTTCCCGACGCGTCGGTCCCCCGCCAGTTCGACGGCTTCGAGGCCGAGGCCCGCTCGTTCGTGACCGATGGTCACATCGACATCACCACGGGCAAGCGCAAGGAACTCTACGTGCCGTCCGCGTCCTCGCGGATCATGCAGAAGCTCCAGACCGGCC